CCGGAGCGCAAGCCGCCCGGCCCGTACGGCAAGCAACCTTCGACTACGCGAAGGGACCCGCGATCGGCGTCATCGCGATGCGCTTCGATCCCGGTGAAGGATGGTATCCGGAAAAACCTCACCCTTTATTATTATCCTTAGGCTTGTACGGGAACAATCGGTTGAGTTTCGCCTGTCTCTGCTTGCATGCGTTACACTGCGGAATATGCATAGCGTTGGTTATTTTTTTAATAGTGTCCCCTAAACCTTTAGAGGGTTCGTTTGGCTTTTGGTCTTTGGTCATGAGAATAAATATCTTTTATCACCGTTTACAGGGTTTTGGGGGGTTATATCAGCTACTTGGAAAGTGGCTATAGGTGCAGGGTTTTGGGAGTAAGGTTTGAATACCACATCGTATCCGCAAGGAGGTCCTTGAGTAGTGTGTATGCTGTATGCTACAGTGCCTGATGAAGGGGTTTGAGTTGTAAGACCGGGTGTAAAATTTGCGGTACTGAAGGACCCATTACATGAATTAGTTGCCTGCCAGCCAGTATATGAAACAGAATAATCATGCGTCCAAGAACCGTTAACTCTTCTCTCGATTCTGCATGTAGTAAAAGGTGCAACCGATTCAGCAACCCCCGGACAGCTATTACAGGTAGGAGGGGCGGCGCAAACAGAGAGATCGTGAGTGAAATTAAATAGTGCGGGGCTTTGAGCTTCGCGTCTGATTAAAACTCCGCTGGCAAAAATTAAGTTATGTACATCGGCTGTTAAATTAAATGAGAATGTTTTTTTCGTGCAGCCATTTGCATCTGTTGTCGCATTCGTAGACGATACGGTGAACTGAATATTACTAGCTACAGGTATGGTTGAGTCCGCATCGATGGCCTCCGCCTCGGCTAGAGTAAGTTCCGGTAAGAAATGCTGTCCTGCAAAAGGTCTTACTCCTAAACTTACAGAAGATATACTCACATTGCCTAAACTAACAGAACTTCCCGGTGTTTCATTAGCTTCTAAAGTACCGACTGTGTATTCCTGCGTAGACCCAGACACATCCTTTTTAAGCACTTCAACACTTTTTGTGTACTCCGATCCGCTTAAAGATACTTTTTTAAGTTCTCCACAGCTGTCAGAACTGATACTAACTGTTTTAGACTCAATTGTTACTGCTTTGTAGTTTGCCTGTTGGAGAGTGGTGGTTGTGCTAAAAAGAGAGACAGTATCAGATGTTCCTGATACCGCAAAAGGAGTACTGTTGAGATGAAGATTTTTTAAATGAACAAGAAGACCTGTGTTTTTGGGCAGCTCTTCGATCCCGCTTCCCTGACTAGTGTCAAAGCCTGCAAAACTAGGGTCTACAGAGCTTGACCCGGTTCCTTTTGTAAAAACTAGACTCTTTAACTGATTAATCTCAGCGAGCTTCGACCTATAACCTTCGCTCTTTACAACAAGTCCTTTTTCTTGACCAGGACTGCCATCATCATCAGGTATTACAATCTCATCAATTTGGATTGTGTCTGGATCCTCGGGACAATCGTCAGAGCTTCCGCAGGTATCCCAAGCAATAAACTGCCTACCCACATCTCCCTGATTCCCCTCAAAGGCTGTGATTAGAGCTTCCTCATGCAATTCAAGGTTTCTGTCCTTTAGATCTTCAGAGCTAATACACATACCAACATAGTAGCATGCGTCGGTAAAATAAGACTGGCCAGTAGGATCACCGTTTTCGTCTTTCTCATCCTCAATTTTTGAATGATTACATGTGAGAATTAAAATATCGCCTGGAAGAACCTGCACCTCGTTTTTATCTGTTTTACTGCTCGCAAACTCAGCAAAAACTCTCTGTGCGGACTCGACATCTTCAATGTTATCGCAGCTATTAAAACTTACATCAGTAGGTAAAACCCAGTGGGCTCTAAAACCTCTCTTTATATCGGTTTCAGTTCTTTCCTCATCTTCTAAACCAAGAGCCGCAATAATTTCAGGACCAAACTCGTGATCCGCAACTTCTTCAAGCTCCAGCTGAATTTCTTGAAGTTTGCTTTTAAACTCTTCTTCGAGTTCCTCCTGTGTTTTATCCGACATAAGTAATAGCTACCTGCCAAATCTTTTTATTCTCGGTTGTGTCACTGGAAGTAAAAATAGGATTAACTTTTACACTCACAGGTGTCGCAAAATTGTATGTTCCGTTGTAGCCTTGACTGTATGACAGAGTTCCTGATGCAAATCTTACAGGCAATCCTTTGAAACACGGAAGCTTGTCATAGTTTAATTTTTTATGCTCGGGTATGGTTACCTGCCCTTTGGATTTTACATAAATAGTTTGTTCAGCAATGTCATCATAAGCACCTGCAATTTCAGCCAGGTCTCCCAAGAAAACGCGGAGTTTACCCTCCTGTGACATTGTTTGAACAGATTTATCTAGCCCGCCTTTATCGCCACTACCTGAATCCTTCCATGCTTGATATGTAGGAAATTGAAGACCGCCCTCGGTAGTTCCTTTAAAAACAGCATTACTTATTGTGCTATGTTTAGAGAAAGCTGTTGAGTTGACAGAATCTGCGTGAATTATCTTACAATCAAACATTACTGAGGGAGTCATTACATTACCTCCACCCCAGTATTTACTCAGGCTTGAAGGTACAATCTCGTCAGTAACATAAAAAACATAAGTGGCTACTTGGCTTGTGCTTGAAGCCGTACCTGCTGCCCCGAAGTCTGCAATCCGAAGACCGAGATAATCAAACTCAACTACTTTAGGTAGCGGCATTGAACGATTACCTCCTCTTTGAGTTCCTGTAGTCCAATAAGGGTTACCGTGCGTAACCCACTCGACGCTCCATACATCAAGCCCAGGACTTGAACGGCTTACTTGAACAGAACCTTTCATCCAGGCCGCGTAATTAACTACCTGATTGTAGTCCGCATGGTTTAATACTGAATATAGCGATGCTGGCGGATCAGCAGCAGTCCCCTCTCCAAGGGAAGGTGTTTTTGCACCTAAGGAATTTGTTGTTGGATTACTAAGCTGTACTGCACCTGGGGGAACGACTGCTTCGGGTGGATACTGCCACGGATCTACATTCTGACTACTGTTGTCTGGATGCTTAAGAAAATTTGCCTGACTGTAGCCTACACCAGTTCCCGATGGACTGACCCCTCTGAGAACAACATATGTTCTTCGTATTCTTCTTAGATCGTTTGATGCGGTAATAGATTCCTGAACATGAGTACCTCGCAGCTCGACAAACTCTCTAGAAAGAATCGCTAAATCTTCAATATCATCTCCCGTTCCTTCCTTTTGCATGTTAACCATTGGCTTTATATCTTGGTTAACAAGGTAATGGTCTGAATACTCGTGATCTGCTGTACCGACCGAAAGAAACAGGGGGTTGTTTGAATCAAAAATAGCGTTCTTGTTGTAGAAGTCTCCGCTAATTGCGTAAGATCTTTTAACCGTTTGATACCCCGCCTGGCTGTCTTTTGTAATTATTGGTTCCCCTTCAGGTCTTACGGGAGCAATCCATGAAACGCTCCAGACATCGATACCTGGAGATTTAATGTCTACCGCTATGGTATTGGCGTGCCAAATATGGTTAAAATTGACGCCTACAGGAAAACTAAAACCTTCAGCAGTTGTTGGCGTGTTATTTACAACAACAAGAGGTAAATACTTATGAGGATCGTCTTCTTTTTGCGGACTTACTGTTGGATGGTATTGAAAATTGTCTGCTGAATAGCCTAAAGCATGTTCAGCTCTAAGAGCTACAAACTGCCTTGTTATTTTCTTGAAGCCTCTGCTCTGAGAAAAGCTTTCCGATGACCATGTATCTCGAATCTCTACAAATTCACGGGTGAGATACGCGCTGTCTACAGATCCCTGCTTGGGAGTTATCTTTTGATTTATTAAATAATGCCCCTCAAACTCTTCATCCTCTGTACCGACAGCAACAAACAAAGGATTGTCCTCATCATTTATTCCCGCATAGCTAGCCCTGTAGCCTTCGACCACATACTGTCGGGCTATGCGCTGATAACCTACCTGATCATCCTTGGTTACTTGGGGACGACCGAGAAGCCTGATTGTCAGGTCTTTCTTAGCCATGACTACCAGCCAACTCTACGAGTTAACCTTAGAGACCCTTTATGCTTTTGAGGAGTGACTAATGTCCTCAGTCTTTTTCTCGCCTCTTCCGCCATACGGACAAGAAGCTCTTTATTTGCACCGTTATATCTCGGATCTGAAAGGAGTTTAGCCTGAGCGATAGGGAACATAATATCCCAAACAAGATCCGCAGGAATACGGGGCTCGTCAGTATCCAAGCTTAAAGGATCAGGCACCACATTTCCGTAAAGCTCTACAGTATATGCCTTATCAGGTATTGGATATAAGTAAAATCTTGAGACTACTTTGACATCAGATCCCTGATTTCGATTATCTAAATAGTACCATATGGGTCGATCAATCTCAGGCTCATTATCCTTGTAATGCGGGAAGTTTAATCCACGACCAGAGGGTGATCTAAAGTCCCATGCAAATATAGATCTGATACGAATCTCTGCTTCAGGGCCAGTCATGGGTGATAAAGGACCTTCGCCTAAAAGCTCAGGAATTTTATCAACTGAAGTTACTTCCACGGGAAGATCCGCCCCAGCCTGCTCTTTGTCAAAATTTAGAGTGAACTGCTTCTGAGCCCACATAGGTCGTCGACCGTCAATAGGATTGTAACATTCACGGTAAGCCTGATTGATACAGATACCAAGACGGTTCTGGTCTACAGGAGGCAGGTCAGCGCTTTCATCAGCGCCCAGCATGGACGCAAGCTGATCCTTGAGAGCTAGAAAAGAGATATCGACCATTAAAGAATACTAGGAAACAGCTAGCTCTTCCGCTACCGGTTGAGTTTTCTTAGTACTCTTCTTCTTCTTAGGCTCTTCCTCTGTATCTAGCCATACTGAGAAGTGCATGGTTTTGTACAGCTTTCCCTGAGTTCTGAAAATATCATCAACCTCCTTCTGATCAGAAGGAGTATAAGCATAATGCCTTATTTGTGTATCCCAGAGAAATAAATATCTCTTCTGGGACAGTCCTTTAACACGAATTGCTGGGTTAGTACCCATCATATCTCTTTTTCCGAGGATGATTATTTTCATATATTATAAAAAAGGCCTCTCCCCAGCGGGTGCCGAGGAGAGGCCAGGTTGTTAGGTGGATAGGAAATCCATTAATCGTTGACGAGCGTCAATCCTGGAACCTGACGCACAGCTTCTACGAGCTGAACACCTGGAACACGGCCTCTTGTGTCCTTGCGAACACCCAAACCGTATACGGACTGAACACCTACGGCTGATAAGTGTGCCTCATTACCACTATTAGCAAAATCATCATAGTGGAAAATTTGTTCACCGTATATGCTACCTTTTGCGTGGTAAAGTGCATCTTTACCCATAGCTAAGGCATATCCGATAGGAGTACCGATTTTATTAGCTTGTACGAACAATGCACCAGCGCTGAAGGCATGGTCATTGTCGGCTTTAACGTTCATACTGGCACCCTTAAGGCCGTCAGTGGCTCCGGGAACACGTGTAAGCTTTATACTGTCAAACGGAATAGCAGTATTAGTGATATCACTTTGAGCATACGAATACAATGCAACCGATCCGTCGGTGTCGATACCAAGGATGTAGTATGTTCCGTCATCATTTGTTCCGACTGCGTCTCCACCTCCGCCGGGGATGTCTATGAAAGCTCCACGGAAGTTGGCGAATGTATCACCATCAGTTACAATCTTATTTGTTGCATTAGCTATTGCTTTGTAGCTGTAGAAGGTAGGCAATAACGGAGATCCTTGACGACCGCGAGCGGTATCGATGATAACATTATGATTAGCAATAATGTTGTTATCCCATTTTGCATAGCTTCCGCTGTACAGTTTATTGTCTGCACTGCGAACATCAGCAGATGTAATAGCTTCTAAGTAATCAGGGTCAGAACGCAGAGGGCGAAGAACTGCATCAGGAGCGAAGAACAAGTAACCAGGAATTTCTTGGTTTTCATCTCCGCCTATGTTCATAGGCTCGGCACCGTTAGCGATCAATGCTTGCTTAGCTTCTTGGATGATGTCGGTTGATAAACCGTCAACATATTTAAGTTCACCAACACTTCCGGAAGCGGTTGCTGTTCCGTATCCAGAGATAACGTTTTGACTTCCGGTGTTTTTGATAGCAGCCTGACGAAGAACGAACTGGATTTGATCCTGCTCAGTGCGTGACATCCACTCGGACATAACCTCAGCAGAAAGCTGATCGATGGTTTTGCCGGTGAAGCGCATAAGCTTAAGAACCTGAGTCCAGGAAACAGCGTGACGAACGAGATCAATCTCTACATTGAATGTTCCGAAATCAAGAGTATCGGTAGCGTTCTTGAGAATTTCTTCCCCACGAACACCTTGTCCTCTGATAGGAGCAACAGTAGTGAATGTTACCTTGTCTGATCCGCCTGCGCTAAGATCGCGTTTTTCAGTGATTGGTTTACCGCTACCTTCTCCGCCGATGAACTTTGCGAACACGTTTTTTTCCCTGGCGTCACGAGTTACGAGCTCGGACCAGAGACGTGAGCGTAAGTCAGAAGTTGCGTTTCCGGCAAGAAGTTCTGCGTATGAGGTTGTATTTGATATTAGATCAACATTACCACCGGATAATCCGGCATCTGAGTTATTTGCGGG